AGCCGCTCCAGAGTTAGCAATTAAATCTAATACAACTGGTAATGGACTAGTTAATGTTGTCAGCTTTAGAGATTCCAATAACACACAACAGGCTTATCTAGGGTATGGCTCATCAAGTCATAGTAATCTTAATCTTTTAAATCTTTTAGGTGGTCTAAATTTTTACGCTGGTTCTGCTAATATTAGATTTGCACTTGACGATAACTCAAGAATCTCTCTTAGCAACAATGATGCAAGTGGAGCAGTAGGCACAACTTTACTTGGCTATCAAGCTGGATTAAATATAGCCTCTGGTGGAGTAGAAAATACTTTTATTGGTCACCAAGTAGCTGGTACTGGAACAATGACAAGTGGTGCAGATTCAAATACAGGTATTGGATTTAAGGCTTTAGCTCCTCTTACAAGTGGAACTGCTAACACAATGGTGGGGTATAGAAGTGGTAATAATATAAATACTGGCAGTCAAAATACCGCTTTAGGTGCTGATACTTTAAAAAATTGTACTGATGGAACACATAACGTAGCTTTAGGGTATTCGGCTAACTTTGCAAATGCTGGAGATTACAACGTAGCAGTTGGTTCTGGAGCCTTAGTAAGCAATGTAGGAAATAGAAATGTTGCTGTGGGATACCAAGCATTAAACGCTACAGACAATTCTGGAGATGGTTATAATGTTGGAATAGGCTACAAAGCTTTAACAGCGGCAAACGGTACTGGTATTGAAAATGTAGCAATCGGTGGGAATGCTGGTCTTGCTATGACTACTGGGCACGAAAATGTACTTATTGGTTCTGGAGCCGGTGCAAGCACAACAAATTCAGATGAAAGTATCTTAATTGGCTATCATGCTGGTCAAGGTGCTGATATTACTGTAGATGGTATAATTGGGATTGGTTATCAAGCATTACAAAGTCTTACTTCTGGCTCTGGTTCAACTGTTGTAGGATATAAAGCAGGTAAAAATCTCACAACAGGCAATAATAATACTGCCCTTGGTTATAATTCATTAGGTGGTAATGTTTCTACTGCTTTGACTGGTGCTGATAACATTGCTTTAGGTGCAAACGCTGGTAGAGATATACAGGGGTCAGCCGAAGCAAATATTTTAATAGGAAAAGATGCTGGCGATTCTTTAACTACAGGAAACTTCAATATTCTTATTGGAAGAGATGCTGGCGAGGCTTTAGTTGATGAAACACATAATACAGCAATCGGAGCTGATGCTCTTAGTGGTTCAAGTTTAGTTGACCAAACAGTTATTATAGGTTCTCAAGCTGGTAAAGGTGCTATGACTGCTGATGCTAACGGAACAGTTTGTGTAGGATATGAGTCTGGAGCCGCAATTACCGAAGGAGCTGGAACAACTGCTATAGGATTTGGAGCACTTAAAGCTTTAACTGAAGGTGATAATAATATAGCAATAGGCTATAATGCATTAGATGAAATAACAACAGGAGGTGCAAACATCGCCATAGGAACAAATGCACTTGGAAACTGCGATGGTGGTGAAAATGAGAATATTGCCATTGGTAATAATGCTGGTGCAAATTTAGATAATGGTAATAATAATACGATAGTTGGGGCTAATGCAAATGCTTCTGTCGGCAATGCTAATGGTCAAATAGTGATAGGTAAAGATGTAACAGGAGCCAATAATGCATTTGCCACTTTAGGATTAAGCACAAGTATAAAATCTATTGACTTAACTTCAAGTTCTGCGAGTTGGTCGGGTTCATCAGATGAACGATTAAAAGAAAATATCCAGACTTCTACTGCTGGGCTGTCATTTATAAACGAACTTAGACCAGTAACCTTTAATTGGAAGAAAGCAAAAGATGTCGATAAGAGCATGAGTCAGTATCAAGATTCAGAAGAACCAGCTTTAGGTGGAGAAGGAACTTATGGTAAAATAATGCATGGTTTTGTTGCTCAAGAGGTAAAATCTGCTATTGATAAACATAGTGAAGTCAAAGAAGGTTTTTCAATGTGGCAAGAATGGCAAGATGGAACACAAGCTGTGTCTGATGGAGCCTTAGTTCCTATGCTCGTTAAAGCTATACAGGAGTTATCTGCAAGGGTAGAAGAATTAGAAAGTAAATAACAACTAACATAAGGAGTCAATAATGGCTAAAAAAGAAAAAGAAAAGCCAGTCTTGAATCTTGACGGTAAAGAGTACGTTATAGAAGATATGACTGATGAGCAAAAAATGATGGTAAATCACATTAACGACATACAAAACAAACAAGCATCAAACAGTTTTGTTGCAGACCAATTAAGGGTAGGTCGTGAAGCATTTATTAATATGCTCAAAAAGTCTTTAGAAGAAGTAAAGGAAGACTAATGCTTATAAGGAAAAGTTCTCAGGGTCATTACTTAAGGTTGTACAGAAATTCCACTCCCGGTCTTGTTAGAAAAAAGACATACCCAGATGGTACGGTAGAGACCCTGACTTATCCTTCTAGGTATAAATACTTCTTAGTAAAAGACGGAGAGGTTATACAAAGAAGTGACAGTTGGGCAACGATTGAGCAAGCCTATGTTGACCAGTGCGATGACGAGCACGGTGGAGGTCACGGTAGATTGATAGTTGGAAAGCATCATTTAATTAATGGAGTTGCTACTTCGCAATCAGATTACCCAACCGATTCTAATACAAAAGCAGAGATAAAAGATTTTTACGATAAAAGAGGTATAAGTTACTCTAGCTCTGAAACGAAATCAGAGTTGCTATCAAGAATAGTTCCTATGATGGCAGGAGACAATGAAGTATCTAAGCATTTAAAGGTATAGTATGTCTTTATATAAATATACAGAGAAAGAAGCAAGCAACCTACTCATGGGTCAAAACGGATTTGACGTTATTGGAGAGCACGACACAACAGTTGTCAATCCAGATACAGGTTCTTGGGTTGCAATACAGGCTTTAGGAAAAGATTCTAGCGGAACCACTGAGTTTCTAAAATTAAAAGTAACATGTAATATTGGTGACAATATTGATTCTTTTTTTAACTTGATACCCGGAGAAATACTCTACGGCAACTTTAGCGGTATTGTAAATCATACAGATTCTACAGCAGTATGCATAGCTTACAGAGGGTAAGAAGAACCTCTAGAATGGAACGTAGGGTTAAAATGATTATGAAACCTAAGTTGTCTACTAGAATAAAGAATTGGTTCATATCAAAGATATGGAGGCGGTAATGAATAAAAAAATATTAAAATTAAAAAATGGAGATTTTGAAGTTGTTAGTAAGAGTTATGATATCCCTATTAAGTATGTTAACAGTGATAGGTTGCAGTCCGGGGTGGAGAGTGGCAGGTTACGAGTTAAATCCAAAAAAAGAAATGACTAATACTGTTTTTATAGAAATAGTAGCACATGACTCTACAATGCATTGGTATGCTGATAAGATATATCATGGAGATAATTATTGCATATTGCACAATAAATGGGAAGAGGTAAGGGTTAAGTAATGGATTTTTTAGCACTATACGGTGAAGCAGGAATGATAGGAGTTGTTGGTGCTATGTTTGTATATTTGGTAGTTTCTTTATCTAATAAATCAGCACGGCAACAAGAAACATTAGAAAACTTAAAAGTTGAAAACAAAGGTCAAAGTGAAAACCTAGAGAACATGGAAGGCATGATTATTAAACTTATTTCAAGATGGAATCAATCCGATGATAAGCTTGATAGGAAGTTTGATGCTCTAACTAAAGAGGTTAACGACTTGGACAATCAAGTCTCAAGAATCGAAGGTTCTTTATCTAGGATAAATGGAAAGCACTAATATGGAAAAGCAAGACTTATACGCAATGATGGTTAAGTTTGACGAAAGGCAAAGAACTATATTTAATACCTTAGTAAAGGTAGAAAAACATTTAGAAAAACTCAATGGAAAGGTTTTTGAGCATGAATCTCAGATTGCAAAGATGCAAGTATGGGGAACAGTTGCTGTTATAAGCCTTCCTATAATCGTAAATACAATAATGAGGTTGATGTAATGTTAATGAAAATGATAGCAGATGAGTTACTAGCTGACTCAACAAAGGATGAGATTATTGATGAGCTAAATAAAGCCATTGATATTCCAATTATTAGTGAGAAAACAGAAAAAGCTATTCTTGAGGCACTTTGGAAAATTATCAAAGGTGTCTTACTTAAGAAGCTTGGGTTGTAATGCCTGCTAAGAAAGGTAAAAAGAAAGACCCTAGGCTTGCGAGAGCTGGTGTTAGTGGGTATAATAAACCCAAAAGAACACCTAACCACCCTACTAAATCACATGTTGTTGTCGCAAAAGAGGGTAGTAAAATAAAGACAATACGCTTTGGTCAACAGGGTAAAAAGGTCGGCAAACTTTCAGGAACTGCTGGTAAACCCAAGAAAGGTGAATCAGCAAGAATGAAAGCAAAAAGAAAATCATTTAAGGCTCGTCATGCTAAGAACATTGCAAGAGGTAAAATGTCTGCGGCTTGGTGGGCTAACAAGGTTAAGTGGTAATATGAATAAAAAAGTAAAAGCTCCTGCTGGATATCATTGGATGAAGTCTGGTGCAAGTTATAAATTAATGAAAAACCCTAGAGGTGGATACAAAGCACATAAGGGCTCAAGTCTTATGGCAAGTTTTAAAGTGCAAATGGTTCACTCTAACGCAAAGAAAAAAGGAAAGTAGCATGAAGCATGGCAAATCTGGATATGGCGGTAAGAAAATGATGAAAAAGAAAAAGAAAAAAATGGCTAAGAAAAAGAAGAAGTAATGGCTAGAAGAGTTAGTTGGAAGTGGGGTGGTAAAACTTATAGTGGAACTCTCATAAGAGAAACAAAAACTCATAAGTTTGCTAGGACTAAGAACGGTAAAATTAAAAAAATAAAGAAGTAGTGGCTAGGAAGAAAAAAGACCCCAAGGTTGGAACTGGTAAGAAACCAAAAGGTAGTGGTCGAAGATTATACACAGATGAAAACCCAAAGGATACAGTAGGTATAAAGTTTGCGACTCCTTCTGATGCCATAGCTACAGTTGCCAAAGTTAAAAGAATTAAAAAACCTTTTGCTCGTAAAATACAAATACTAACAGTAGGAGAGCAAAGGTCAAAGGTTGCTGGAAAGCTAGCACAGGCAAAGATTTTTAAAAAAGGAAAAGAAGCTATAAGAAGGGCACATGGCAAGAAAGTTTAAGAAAGTACCGAAGACAAAAAGAGGAGTTCCTAAAAAGTATGTTAAGGGCTCTAAAAATAAAAAAAGAACAGAGTCTGAGATACTTAGAACAAGAAGACTGTATAAGTCTGGTAGATTAACACCAGCTATGATGGATAAAATATCAAAGCAAAGGAGTAAAAGTGGCAAGAAAAAAAGCAGTAAAAAGAAAAGCAAAGCCAAAAGCAGGCGGAAGTAAAGCCGCAGTTATTGCTAAGTATGCTAAGAGTTCTGGTATGTCTAAATCAAAACTTTCAAAAGTTTACTCCAGAGGTCTGGGTGCGTATTATTCTAGTGGCTCTAGACCCGGAGTTAGTGCTCATCAGTGGGCGGCTGGTCGTGTAAGAAGTTTTGCAACTGGTAAGGGTGGTGCTAGAAAAGCAGATGCAGACTTATTAAGAGGTGGTAAGAAAAAACCAGCCAAAAGAAAAACAACAACAAGAAGAAAGAAGAAGTAATATTATGTACAAGTTTGGTAAAAGAAGTAAGGAAAGATTAAAAGGAGTTGACTCTAGGTTAGTCAATGTTTTAAATGAACTTATAAAAATAATGGATGTTACCATAATAGAAGGATTGCGAAGCGAAGAAAGACAGAAAGAGCTGTTGGCTAAGGGAGCAACGAAAGTAAAGTACTCTAAGCACATGGAGGGCAAGGCTGTAGATTTAGCTCCCTATCCAATAGACTGGAATGATAGAGAAATGTTTCATTATATGGGTGGAATGTTAAGAGGTCTTGGAAAAGCAATGGGTGTTAAGATTAGATGGGGCGGAGATTGGGATAGCGATGGAGATATAAATGATAATAAATTTGATGATTTAGTTCATGTTGAGTTGCTTGATTAATGGCTAAAGATTTATACAATTTAAATGATTTTTCTGGGGGCATAAACAGCCTTAGAGACCCAAGAGACATAAATAACAATGAGCTCTCAGACGCTCAAAATGTTAGCTTGGCAAAACAGGGTAGTATAAAGTCTTCTGGGAGTTTATCGTCGCATAGCACAGCTCAAAGCATTACTAGCGAAGTTGTATCTGGTCATGGGTTGGTATCTTTTCAGGCTGATTATCAAATATCAGAAACAGCAATAGCAACTCTTTCTTCTTCAAGAAGGTTGGTTATAAATTTAAGTGGTACTAATTTTGGTTTATCAGATGCTAGTGGAAATTTAGAGAGCGATTTTGATGATAACTTTTCTACTGGGGATATTGTTTTTATAAATATTGCTGATGATTCTAGTAATATTCCAACTCTTTTAAGCTCTGCTTTTGTTGTTACAGAGCCCTTATCTAATGGTCTAATAAGCATACAGCCAAGACCCTTATTTTCTGGTCAAGTATTGCATAATTTTGGAAGCGGTGCTGGTGTAGACTCTGGCACTATTTCTAAAAGAACATTAGGAGAAAACCTTATTGCTTTGGCTGATTCAAACACAGGAAGTGTGGACATATATTCTGGAACTAGTGACAAGTGGAACAATACATCTTCTAGTCCAGAAAATAATCCTAAGTTAAGTCTAGTGTTTAACGACTCTGGAACGACTACAAATGTAACTTTAGCAAGCGATTCTAAAATGTCTTACTATGTTGCTGACGGAAACATAAGAGCTTCAGATGCAAACTTTGATAATGCTATAAGAATTAAATGGTACGGATTAGTAAAGAGAGACCATTTCGGTGGTTTAAATTACGCAGATAACCATTTTGGATACATAGAAGCATTTAACGGTCTTGATGCCCCTAGTGATGGGGCTGTTGGCTCTGGAAGTCCAGATGCCGGAGAAGGTTTTGATATAAACATAAGTCTTTCGGATGATGAAAATTCTGGCTGGGTAGCCGATGTTTACCAAATTGCAATGAGTTTCATATATGACGACGTACAAGAATCTCTTTTATATATACCATCAAGTAGTAATACATTTACTGTTGAATCTGGACAGAAAGTTTCCTACACTGTTCAAGCAAAAAAACCATACTCGGGAAGAATATCGGGAGCAAGAATTTATTTTAGACCTAATGGCTCAGATAGTAGCCCTTGGGTGTTACTTTCAGATATTAGTCTATCTGAAGGTGCTAGAGCATCATTGGATGCAAACTATGAAGCTTGGGCTTATACAAGTGGCACTACAAATGCTATATTTACAACAGGAACAGTTGAGTCTTTATCTCCAGTTCTTGATACATACGAAACAATAAACGGCTTTCCCCCAACAGTTCCAGCAATTACAATAAGTGCAAATGGAGAAGCTTGGAAAACTGCTGTTGTTACGAATAGAAGAAGTTTTGTTGCAAATGTTAAGATAAGAAAAGAGGGAAGTGTTCAGTCAACTGTATTTGGAGATAGAATAATGTATTCAATGCCAAATAGATTTGATACTTTTCCTACATTTAACTTTATAGATGTGGTTAAGGGAGATGCAGAGGACTATGTAAAATTAGAATCCTATGCTGATAGGCTTTTAGCTTACAAGCAGAAGTCAATGCAGGTTCTAAATATCTCATCTCCATCAGATACTAATTGGTTTTTAGAAACAGATGTCAAACACAACGGTGTTAAAAATCCCGGTGCTGTATTTAGAACAGATTTTGGAGTAACTTGGGTAAACGATAATGGATGCTACATATACGATGGTCAAAACATAGTTAATCTAATAGATAATAAAATTGACGATAGTACTTGGTCTTCTTTTATAAACGACGCATCTATAGTTGGATATGAAAAAAGAACTAAGCAGATAATAGTATTAAAAAATGAGGATGGTAGTGCATCGGCAACTGGGGATGCTTACGTATATGACATAAAGTCAAGGTCTTGGTCTAGGATAGGTGGTCTAGCTACAGACCAGAAAAGGTTAAGTAACTTTGCAATAGACTTTAATGGAGACCTTATAGTTGCAGAGGATGACGGTAGTGGCACAGTTTCTATAAAAAAGTTTACACCAGATGTGTTAAAAAGCAGTAGTGCTGGTAACTGGATTGTAAAAACTAAAGATATTGACTTTGGTCAGCCCGGAGTTTTAAAAAAGATATACAACATCTATGTTACATTTAAAAGTGACAATGCCCAAACAAGACCAATTTATTACGCTATTGATGGTAGTAATAGCTTTAATCAAATGTTTGGGGATTTTTCAGCATCTAGTAGTTGGACAAAGTTAAGAGCTCACGCTGGTGCTATTTTTACATGTCAAAGCATAGCAATTAAAATAGCTAATCCAACTAATGCATCTGGAAGCAGTGATGGTATACAGATAAATGACATAGCTATTGAATACAGAATAGTTAGAAACGCTAGGGTGGCTTAATGAGCTTTGATAGGGCAAGCAGAGTAATTATAAATAGTAAAGAGCAGTCTATTTCATCTGGTGATGTTAAGACTACTCTTAGTCACGCTCCATCACTAAGAAATATGAATGACGGAGAGCAGGTTTTTGCTAGGGAGTCTAACAAGCCCTTAGCATTGTATAAAAAATTTAAAGGAGTTTTGTGGAAGTCAAACTTTTCTACTAATGGTAGTCAAATAGTAGAAGATAAATTAACAGTTAAAAGATTGGAATATAAAACTGAGTTTACAGATTATAGAATTTTTACACATAATATTACTGGTGATATTGGAACAGCAGAAGCTTATCTTGCTTGGTTTACTGGAAGAGGTGATAGCAACATGGATAATGCTAATACAGCGTATTTAACACCATATAGAATGACTTGTGAAAAGATTGTATTTAGACCTGAAGTATTAACAGATACCAGTGCTGATTTAACATTTAAAATTAAAAAGCAAGATGATGGAGATGTTACTGTCGATACGGTTGCAACTGCAACATATACGGCAACATTGGCTAGTCATACCTCCATAGTAATAAATAAAAAAGACTTTGACAATACCCCAGTAGTGGGAGATAAAGATAAGGTGGCAATTAGCGTAACGGCAGGTGCTGACCCTTCTGGTACAATAGATTGGTATGCAACATCAGTTTGGAAAGTAGAAATTAAAGTATAGTAGGATTTGTTATGATTAAAAAATATAAATATCAACTAGGTGGGTACGTTCCCGGAATATCTCAGTCTTTGTACGGTATGGGATTGCAAAGGGATGCTATCAGAGCTGACGAGGAGCTTAGAGAACAAGCTAAAAGAGTTGAAAGAGAACAAAAGAAAAGAGGTTTCTTTAGTAAGCTTGGTGAGCAAGGTGGAGGTTTTCTTGGTAGGCTTGTTGGCAGTGCTTTTGGTCAGGGTAAGCTAGGTCAAAAAATAGGAAGTTCATTAGGAACTGCCGCATTAGGTTCTTACGCTGGTAGAAAATATGACGCTGGTGATGTTACTGCATCTGACACTGGTCTATTTGGAGAAGACTTTGAAGAACTACAAAGAATAAATAAAGCTGGCGATAAAAGTTTTATGGATTATTTAAAGGGAAGTGTTCCTAGGATTGATGATGCTTTTGGTAGCCTAACAGACTCCCTTGACCCCGATGCTCTAGGAAGTAAGTTAGGTTCTTTTGTAGGTAAACGCTCTCCCGGTCTGATGAATTTTTTAAGATTTGGAACAAGCGACCTATCAAACAGTGTAATAAATGAAGATGGCAGGCGTGTAGAAATACCTCAAGTAACTTATGGAAACATAATGGGACTTCAAGAAGGAGGCAGGATAGCACTAGGAATGGAAGGTGAAGAAGACTATAGCGATATTGGCAATAGAATTGTTAATGAGCTTTTACCAGAAGTTTCATTAGAAGACAAAATTTTACAGTTAGAAAAAGAAATTAGACCTAATTTGTTAGCACAAAATTTAAGAAGAAATTACGATGAAAGAAGAATGGCAAGGAGGCAAGACAGAATAGATAGAGACAATAGAATAACAGCTATGCTAGACCAGCAAAAATTACCTAATTTATTTGCTGATGATGAGCTGGATATACTCCCAGATGAGGTGGTAGGTGAAATGCCTTCTTTTTATGATAGTGAAACTGAAATGGCTTATCAGCAGTCACTTCCACAGGCGATTGCTACTGGAGATATGGCTAGGATGAAAGCAATAGACCAAGAAGCATCAATGGGCATTCCAGATTTTAGAGAGCAACGTAGACTAGATGTTAATATATTGCCAGATGTAGCTGTTCCAGAGATGCCATCTTTTGACAAAACAGAAATGGATTATTTAAGTTCTCTTCCAAGGTCTACTTCTTTAGGTCAAACAAACGAACTTCTTTCAATGGCTCAAGATTCTCTTGCAATGCAAAAAAGAATGCAAGAGCTTTCAAGAAACTTAGGAAGAACTGTAGCTTCTTATATGGAAGAGGGTAGACCAGAGCAGTCTATAAGAAGAAATGAAATTGTTGATGATTTACTTGAAACGGAAATGCAGGCTCCTTACTTTAGGTTGCCTATGAAAGCTGGTGGTAAGTTGAAACCAATACCCGAAGACAATAAAGGATTATCAAAGCTACCTGAAAAAGTTAGAAATCGTATGGGGTACATGCAAGATGGCGGTAAAGTGATGTCTAAAAAACCCATGATGGATTTCTTTATGAGAGATTTTAAAGACCCAAGAAAAAAAGAATTAAAATCATCCGTAATGTCTGGAGAGGTTGAACCTAGAGATGCATTGCAAATGTTATTAAATATGCAGACAGCAGATTATTTGAGGTCAACTGGAGACACAACTAATGTTTTATTTGACCGCTTAAAAGAAGCTGGCTATCAAGATGGTGGAATGATTGACAACTACATGGGTGGTGGAATGATGAAAGAGTATATGGGCGGAGGCATGATGGATAATTATATGGGCGGAGGGTTGCTAGATATGATGCCCTACGCAAGGAGGATAGTATAGTGGCTCAGTTAGACAATATACCTATAATGGCTCAAAGTGGTGAGTATGTAGTTAGAAAGGAAGCTGTAGATAAATTAGGCACAGATTTTATGGACATGATAAATAACGCAGATAGGCTAGGATATATGGGTGGAGGACTTGTTCCTAGAGGGCAAAATGCACACTCAGCTATAGACGAGCTACTTGCTATTAACACACTAAACAATCAACATAGTATAGAAAAAACTAGACAATCTGCAATGATGCAGGACGGAGGTACTGTTTCTTTCGGTGGCTCTCAAAGTGAGCTACCAACATTAGAAGAGCTATACTCAATGGCTGGTATAATGCCAGTTGGTGCACAAAAAGAAGCATTTGAAAAAGCTTTTACGTATGACCCTTCAAGAGAATCTTCTACAGTAGCTGGTTATTTTGATACTGTTGGAGACTTGACAGCAAGTGGTCAAGGTCAAGTAGGTAGAGCTTCAGAGCAAATGCGTCAATCACAAGTTGCAGGTGGATTTGCTGGTTCTGGAACAGGTAGCAATGTTCTTAGGGGTATGAGAACAGATGCCGAAAGAGGAGTTCGTTCTGGAGTAAGGGATGCTCAAAGAAGAATGTTTGAAAGTATAAGGGGAGATAGAGAGTCCTATATACAAGCCGCACTAGCAGAGCTTCAAAGACTTGAAGGTTTAGGAGGAACTCAAGAATATAGAAGTGGAGTTCAAACCAGAGAGATAGGCTTAGGTTCTATGGGTGCTCCAAGTCAACCACCTCAAGGAAGTGAGACTGGAGAGAATGTAATAGGAGTTCAAGAAAAAGGAACTGATGGTCAGACCTACGAATGGAATGGAAGTGTTTGGGTATTAGTAACTGGAGGTTCTGGCTCCGGCTCTGGTGCTGGTGCAGACTTAGGTGGAGATGAAATTGGCGGTGGCTATGGAAGCTCACCGGGGATGTTTCCATAAACAAATTTAAGGAGATTATAAAATGGCTCAAAGAATAAGACTACTTGATGCTAATAGAAGACCTATAGTATTGCAAGAACCAGAAAGTGCTGAAGATACCTTTATAAGAAATCTAACTGAAACTCTAGGTAGGCTAACAAGCCCTGAGCTTGCAATGATGAAAAGACGAGAGGAGCGTGCAGATGCAAACCTTGCCTTAGAAAGAAGAAGGCAAGACGAAGCTGAAGAGTTGCAAAATGAAGAAATTAATATAGCTCGCAACAGAGAGAGACGTGAAAAGGCATTGTTTGATAGGCAGTTAAAACAAGAAGGTGATGCAAAATTTTTAAACGATTTTGGTCTTATTTATGACGAAGAAAACAGGGGGACTAGACAAGGAATAGACAATGCAAGGGCTTGGCTTGCTGGTAGTACAAACCTAGATGCAAATATGTATAACGTCATAGAGACAAAGTTAAAGCAAGATGAGGCTATGCTCAATAAAAGAAATCAAGATACTGATAACATAGGGAATCTAATATCTTCAATGAACCCAGACTTTCAGTACGATTCATCAGAACCTATGAGGCAAATGATTAGAAATACTGGAGATTTTATGCTTCAAAATACAGTTTCTCAAAAATACCTAGGTGCTATGAGTCCTCAAATGCAAGTAATGTATAAACAAGACTTAGAATCTATGACTGAATTGGTAAAGCAAGCATTTTTAAATCCAGATGTGTCAGCTCAAAATCAATTTGCAGAGACTGTTGTTGCTCCAGCTTACAAATCTATGGTTTTAAATTACCAAGCTCAAGGTTCAGATGTATCATCACCTGCTATAGAGGGTTTGTTAAGTAGAGCTGGGGTTGATATAGACAGTCTAATGATGGGACAAGATGATATACTAGCAGGCATTGATAAGCCAGATAATGTAGGCGATGACTCTGATGAAGAAAGTTCTTTTGGCAAACAGCAAAGACAGAAAATGGAAGCCTTGTCAAGAGCTTATGGAGCAGGTTTTGAGAGAGACCCAGATAGTTTTTTTAACAGACCACCGATTGCACCTATACCAGAAGAATCAATTATAACATCTAATACCCCTAGAGGTGAGGCTCTTAAAATGAAAAAGGCTTTAGACAGGACAATAAAACTGGGGAAAGGAACTCCTGAATCCGTTTTTGCTGGTGCTGAACTACCGACAAATCAGAAAAGAAAGTTTGACGAGCAAATAAGTGGCTTAATAGAAGGCTTATCTGGTTTATATAATCCAGATACTAAAGAAATTATAGACCCTAGGGTTAGAAAAATCTTTAATAAAATAGCAGGTAAAAATAAAAAAAGATATTACTCTTTGTTAGACAGAGTGTTCTCACAGGCAAATGAGTTTTCTCCAGATAGGCTTGTAAGAGAAGAAAGAAGACCGGGTAGAATGAGACAGAGAAATCCTTTCTTACCAGCAGAAGAATAAAATGACAAAACAAAAATTACTTTCTGCTTTTAGAAATCAAAATCCTAGCCTCTCTCAATACGATGATGAAAGGTTGTTTACTGCTATAGTAAAAAAATATCCAGAGTACAAAGACTCACTAGATAATCCATTTGAGTTTGACTCGTCTGACATGTTACAAAGCTTGCCAAACTTTGTTAAAAAAGCATACAACAATTCAATAACAGGCATGGCTGAAGAGATGTCAACAGGTCAAAAAAGATTCGACCTATCTGGATATCAACCCGGAGTTTTAGAAGATATAGGAGCTGGCTTACTAAGCTTTGCTATGCCTGTAGATTTAGCTACTACTCTAGCTGGTGGCGGTATAGGTGGTGCGGCTCTTAAGTCTACAGCTACTAAATTTATAACTAAAAAGTTAGCAAAAAATGGAGTAAAGGGTAATGTTGCTAGGTCTATTGCACAAAAAACAGCAGAGAATATTGGAAGGTCAACTGCTGGTCTTGCTACTTACGAGGGCTTTAGAAGTGCATTTACTCAAAAGCTACAAAATGGAGATATTAAACCAGAGGAGGTAATAAAAGACACTGCTTCTGGTGCACTTCTAGGAGGTGCAACTGCTGGAACTGGTGCATATTTAACAACTAAAGGGTTTAGTACATTGTCAAAAGTTTTAGCACAGACTGGAGTTCTTGGAACTTCAATACCCCTATCAGAGGGCGAGATACCAGAACCTCAAGACTATGTGAATGCCGCAGGTATGATGCTAGGAATAAAAGCTGTTGGTGGTGCAATAGGCTCTCCTAAAAAGTTAAGAAACTTTATAAGGGAAAATAGAAAAACTGGTTATAAAAAAGAATTAGTACAAGAAGATTTAGCAAAAGATTTTGGAGTTGCTGTTGGAAAACTAGATGATGTAGCACGAAGACAATCAGAAACATATCTAGATAGCAAAGGTAATAGTTGGAATATAATAAGCCCAGAGGGTAGAAGAAAAGTAAAGATTGTAAACTACAATACTGGAGAAAGTAGGGTTGTTAAAGATTCAGATTTTTCTTTACAGTATAGATTAAAAGATGAAGCCCAAATACCATTATCAAAAATAGTTCCTTTTAAAATAAAGAACTTAAAGATATTAGAATCCTCTCAAAAAATAGACAATAGCAAGAGACAAATTCTTAGAAATAGTGCTCTTAGCAGAAAGAAAAAAAGCACCTTGTCTGAGTTAGACCCCAAAAAAGATTCTATAGAGCTAGGGGATATGACTCCTGTTGAGTTAGATAGCTACAGAAATATATTGTTAAGAAGAAAGTCTATAAATGATTCTATAAATAAATTAAAAAACGAAGGCTGGGTTACTCAAGAAGCAAAGTATTCTATATTTAAAGAAGACTTTTTTCCAAAACCAATTAAAGGCGTTATAGAGTCTCTGACAAGAGCCAAGTACAGAGGCTCTCAAAAAGCACCAATACGAAAATATTTCAACGATGTTGGTCAATACCAAGTAGATAGAGATGCTTTGAATGGTGAATACTTAGGTAGACTAATGCAAACAGGTTTGTTTAGTCCAACTAAAAAGCAAATATCTAGGTTTAAAAAAGCAGGTATGAGTAATGCAGATGCTGAAAATGCGTACTTTATAAACCTACGTGAATTAGTTAAAGATGGTAAGTTGCCAGAAATAAACGCAGTTACTTCATTAATAGCACAAAGGTTTACATCTAGTGGTGGTAGAATACCGGGATTTCAACAAAACTATGTTCCGGACATGATGAAAAAAGATTTAGCAGATATAATTTTTGACGATATGCTAAAAGCAGTAGATAAGAAAAGTGAGATAGCTAGGGCTATAAAAGCTGACTTTAATCATACTGACTACGACTTTATACTTAACATGGTTTCTAACCCAGATAAATGGATAGAAAAAAACCCTGAAGTTGCTAAGTATCTAAACAAGTTAATAGCAAACTCTATGTCTAAATTTAAAAAAGAAACAAGAGCATTGTTAAGTGCTAACGTGGAAAGTGGTTCTAGCCTCCAGTTTCTAAGAGCATACCAGAGAGTTGGTAATGCATTATCTGAAGAACTGTTTAATACATTTGGCAACTTAGAAAAAGCTAAGAAGTTTAAGATACCAGATGAACTATTAGAAAAAAACTTAAAGACATTACTAAGTAGATATGCAACTAAAGCCGCAGATAGAACTGCATTCGTTAAGAACTTTGGTGTTAAGGGAGAAAAGTTTAGAGCCTTAATTAGTAAGGCAGAACCAGAAGATGACTACATTATGAGAACTCTACATCATCACGTTAAAAGAGATATAGAATATCATAGTGCATACAACTACAGTCCAAGGGCTAAAGAGGTTTGGCAAAAAGTTATGGAGTGGGAAACTGCATCTAAGATAGGTCTTGGTTACGCACCGCTACTAAACGTTTCACAGCCTATGATATCTTCAGCTTTAGAAGCTGGCTATCTACCATTTTTTAGAGGTCTAATATCGTTAAGTAGTAAAAAAACAAGAGACTTAATAGAAAGGTCTGGTGTTACAAACTACTCAATGTTTTCTGAAATGATGGGTCACTCAAAGGGAACCGGTCTATCCAGTAAAGTTGCAGAATCTCTTGCAAAGTATAGTGGCTTTACAGGAATAAATAAATTAAATCAAGTTACAGCGGCATCTACAGCTAAAGTTTTAGTTGACGATATGTTTAAAATAGTAAAGGGTAAAGGCATAAGGGGTAGAATAAAGGCTAGTAGAGGTTGGGCATCTAACAAGTTAGAAAGACTAGGCATAGACCCTACTAAATCAAGACTAACAGACAAGGATTACATAACCGCTATGTCTAAATTTGCTAGAAAAACTC